CCCGCCATTCCCGTGGCGATCGCCTCATCTTTGGGCGTGGCTACTGGCGGTGGTGCGCCAGCGGATAAAAACCCGCCCAACCATCCGGTAAACTTGTCTTTGAGTTTCATATTACTTCCAGAAAAAAGATGTATCCGTGCCATTTATCAGCGGCTCTAGCGCATAACGCAGCGAATCAATCCAATCGTCATTTACCTTTGTTAGCCTGTCTGTTATATCACCACCATTATTTACGACATATAAATAGCTACGGAAATTGTCAATTATATTTACGCACCTTGGGTGAATATAAACACGGCGCAATGCCTTAATGTACTTAACCCCCTTATCAACGCTACCAGCCCCCTTCTTAGCCTCCACTATTTGATCCATGCCGTGGGAACGTAGGTATTGTATTGATTGTGGCCATGCGGGGTCGGCACGAACGACATTATCAAGGATGCCGTGTACTTGCCGCTCTAGCACGCCCACCATATCGCGCAATTCTATCCCGCTACCACCACCCTCATAATCAATCCAAAGGGCATCCGCATGAATCCAGCACCGTGTCGCGGCTGTCGGGTGCTTGTCACCAAAGTCCAGGCCGTAGTATGGGCCATCCCATCCATCATCTCCCGCTTCAAACTCGGCAACTTCCCACCGCCCAAAGAATACCGCAGCGTTATTGTTTTTAAGATATTCCCCGTCCCATATCCATCGGTACATATCATCCGGCAGGGTTTTCTTTTGCAATATCCTAATTTCATTTATTCTGCTTGATAGCCAAGGGTTATCTTGATACCCAACCTTCACCACCACCGAATTTTCTTGTTTGTTTTTTATAAATAATTTATCCACCGCACTATCTTCGTCCTTTGGATTCCATATAACAATTACTTCCGCGCCTTCTTTTCGGATTGTTGGAAGCAATATATTGAACGAATCCATCGAAATATCCTCTGCTTCTTCAATAACCAGAACATCCACCTGCGCAGTCGATTTAACTGATGATTGATTTAATTCGACCCCGCTAAAGATAAACTCCGTGCCATTACTCCCGCGAATAAAGTTTGCACCGTGTTCGTAGTATTCATTTAGCCACTCATTGCCCTTAATTGCACTTGCTAATTCTGCGAAAAATGAATTTTTAATTGAGCTGAAATACTTCCTTACGCACCAAACCTTTATCGGGTCTTGGATGCCCCAAATAAGCACCATTAGAGCGACCGAATAAGACTTCCCGCCACCACGCCCCCCGTATAAGCACCTAAAGCTCAATTCACCGCGCGGCTGCTCAAACACCCCCATTATCTTGGATGGTAGCTGAACGATGGTGTCCTCAAATTCTTCCATCACTGTTTTCTCGCGGTGACGATGATTCGGCGGGTTTTTGGTGCTTCGACCCTGCCCTTGGTTGCCGCTTCGCCCATGATTCGAGCGGCATCCAGCACGGGGCTGGCATTCTCGCGCCCGATTCGGGAAAGCATGGCAACATGGGATAAATCCTCTACCGTTGGATTAGCCCCCGCATCCGACAGCCGCTTAATTGCCAGTTTCGCGGTGTGGTTCGCAATTTTAGAAGCGTTCGCCATGTACGAGGCAAAATCACCATCGAGCGTGGTCAATAGGGTTTCGAGCAGACCGATTGAGTTTTTTTTGAGCGGGGCTGGCAGGCTTTGGATTGATTGAACGGCATCGTGAACCTTTTCAGCCACATCACCCGCCTCACCACGCAGCTTTTCGACCAAGGGCGCGAGCAGCTTTTTCAGCCCCGTAGAATCGCGCCCAAGCTCCCGTGAGATTGATTCATACGTTGCTCCACCAGCCGCTATTCGAGCAGCGTAGTCAGCTTTCTGCCGCTCCGTGAGTGATGATTTTCGTGCCATTCGGTGATTTTACCGCACCCGACAAACGCCCGACTTATCCCGACTTATTCCCGACTTATTTACGCGCAGCCATAACGCGACCATGCCCCGCAATAATCCCGCCTTGCCCGTCAATCAGTACGGGGGCATTGAATCCAAATTCGCGGATCGAAGCCGCTATCTGCATCACCTGCTCCTCGCAATGTGTGCGTGCATTGCGTGCGTATGGAATCAACTCATCAACCCGCTTGTAAACTATTTCGTGCATATTTTCCACCCAAAGAAAAACCCCCAAGCAGCTCACGCCGAAGCGTAGAACCGAAGGGAGCCGTGTTGAATTATTGTCGCATAAAAACCATTTTGCTGACGTTAACAAAATGGTCAAAACAACCCTGCTGCTTTATGGCAATGCGGCGAAAACCAAATCGCCTCGCCCTTCCAAAGCTCTGACTTTTTGGCGTACCCGTTTTTCGCTTTCCAGTACCGCTTATCCCATCCAAGTGCCAGTAAATCATCATGATCGCCATCATGACCGCATAGGGCAATGCGCAGCAGCTTATTGTCGCCATTGGCTGCACACCATGCCCGCACATCATTGGCAACGCTCCTATCCGTGCCGTCGCCGTACTTAAAATCGCCGCGCTCGTAGGGCGGATCGAGAAACACCGCAGAAAGCCCTTCGCATTCCAAGAACGAACGACCCATAATCCGCGACCAATCACCGCACGCCACGCGCACTTCGCGGAGCCGACTCTGAAGTTCAATCATCCAATCGGTCACGGCTTTGATTCTGTTTTCGCCGATTGACTTCGCTAGGATTCCCACGGGAATTGAGTTAAAAATCTGCTTCCTGAATCCATCCCTTTCGTCCTTTGAATCAATTTTTTCAATTGACCCAGAATCCGTCAGATACCACGAACCATCGCCAGAACACCATATACCACCGATGCCTGCGCACATCCCCCAAACCCACCACCCCGCGATTTTTGCATCGTATCTGTCAGGGTGTTCAAGCAATTCGCGTAGGGATGGCTTTTGGTTCAATAGCCAGCCGTGGCGGGCGTGCATATCCACTTCAATCACCGGATTCACCGCATACCGTGCCACGGCTTCATGGTCAGCACGCACGGCCCGCCAAAAGTTGGCGATCATGCAGTCCAAATCATTCACGGTCTCCGTGCGGCGCGTGAGTGGCTTTGGTGCGCCAAGGAGCATTGCGCCCGAGCCGAAAAATGGTTCAACGTAATTGCGGCATTCAGTTCCAAAGGCGTGCCAGACCAAATCGACGGCGCGGCTCTTGCCACCAAAGCAGGGGTGCGGGGCTTTTATCATAAATCCTTCTCTACCCACGCACCGCCCCATGTCAGCCCTTCAGGTTTCTTCTCGCTCCGGCTTGCAACGCCATGCAGACGCGCCCGTGGTATGCCAGTCATCTTGCTGACGGCATCAATGTGCTTGCAATTAACTCCATAAATACCGCACATATGTGACACCGATTGAAGCGATACGCCTAATTCGGCAGCGAAATTTTTCCTTGTGGTATTTTCTTTAATCCACATTCCCAATTCATTCATTTTACACCTTTTATTTCAATGGCGAGTTCACACGCCTTCTTAATTGTTCCATAAGAGCGTTTTTTAATAAAATCGCTCAATACGGAAATTAAGTCTTGTCCCAGCATATATTCCTCATGGGTAAACGCCAGAACCATTTTTTTATCAATAGCAGACCTATATTTACTGGTAATATCGGAAATATAATCAAGCCCATCAATTTGCAAATTTGTTACGCGACATAACGCCTCGATAAATATCGCTGCATCGGTAAGCCCTTTTATTTCATCCTCACGCACTCCAATTAAGCAATTATCAACACACTGCTTAATGGGGTTTATGATGTATTCAAAATCGCTTTTTGATAATGGCTTATTTTTCAGCTTCATGTTCATTTTAGCACCCCGTCAATTTAACCTGAATCCCGTGAACCGTAGCCATTAAGTGATATTTCAATCGAAACACGTCAGTTTCAACCCCCTTCACATCTTCCACAACCTGCTTGCCTTTTTCAAAATAAACAAAATCGGCAATATACCGGATAGCGGGTTTTGTGCGCGTTGCGGCATCAAACTTAAATGCAGGGGCTAGAACGAAGGCAACTTGCCGTTTCAATTCGGATATTTCCCCGCATCGCTCTAACATCCTTAATTCAAGGTATCGCTTGTATTCTGCCATGCTATCAAATTTCTCGCCATCGGCAGTCGCCACCTTCTTTGCCCCGTATTTATTGCGCATTTTTACCCCTTTATATCCGCATTTCTAACCATGTAACTTTGCCGCCCTACATAAAAAACCAAATTAAACCCGCGCATATTATTTGCGCTGCTCCAATAATGCCTATTTATCCCAATTTCAGCATCAATACGCGCGGTGATTTTTTTGGCATTTTCGTGGGAAACCGGAAGGCGCAATCCACTAAAAATTGCGCGTAGTTTTAGCAAGTCGTTCACAGCGCAATCGCCAAGCACTTAATGCCAGCGCGTAACACAGTTTCGTCATGCTTCTTTGTGGATTGATTAACAATCCCAACATCGGCATTGTGGATTTTGCCGTTTCCGGCAATTACCTTCACGGGCGAGTCATAATTAATAACACCCTTCTTTATTTGCTTGTCGATAAACGTCAGCAAATCTAAAACAGTTTCAATTTCTTTCACACCTTACTCCACTCATTATTATTAAAATGTGGTTTTTTGTAATTCAAAATTTTACTATCTTCTCCAACATCGAATTGGATGTAATCACCGTATCCCGGCTCAATCGAATGCACCAAATAAGCCTCCGGGACATATTCATCATCGCGCGAATAAATAGCCCTCTTATTGGCATCCAGCAATAAATATCTCCCATTATCGCAAACCTTAATGCAGACGCTTGCAGCAACCCCATTCGCCCAGTTAACAATCCTTCCGCTATCCAGCTCAATAACTGGACTCCAATAAATCCCATCGCTAGACATGCACGGAACTTCTCCAGTGCAATCAATGTCTTCGCGCCTAATACATGATGTAGGCACAAATACCTGCAAATAAACTGGTAGCATATAAATCTTCTCCTTTAATTAAAGCAATTATATCACAAATCACTTACATCGAATGTTTTTAATAGTGGTATTGGAAATTCAATCATAAAAAAATAATCCTTAACAGATTTTCCTCCAGCCAGTGCGTCAATGCCTTTTTTTGAAGCAAGCCACACGTCCATTAAATCCCGTTTTGATAAAATTTTAACCACGCCATCAATTTGGTGGCGAGTTAATTTGCAACCCATGCACGCACGAGCATAGTGCCTGCGCCAAAGGTTTTTATTGTCGCCACGCTCGAAGAAATTAGCTGGCGTTGGATTGTGCTCAATAGATTGAACCACCTCCCGCTTAATAATCCGATGCCGCGCACCTGCATTAAATGCAGCAGATTCAAGCGCAGCTTTAATTTCCGAGAATGTCGGTGCGAATTTACAATCGCGTGACAGTGTGTCCCGCGCGGCCTGCCAAAAATCGCCTAGAAAAACGTCGCGCCCGTCAATTTGACCAGCCGCGCCTGCAAACAGTTGTTCCAATGCCCTCTGGTGCATATAGATGCCGGAATCCATCGACACCACCTTCCCATTCGCCAGAACCTCAATTCCAGCCCCGCCGGTTGCCCATTTGCGCCCCATTGAATCGTTACCAATAGTTGCACACAAGGCGGAGTAGAACATCACGACATTGCGCCCAATCTCCCGCTTCGGCTGCGCCTTTGCCGCACGCTCCACAAGCCCGCGAATGCTTCCAGCACTCGGCATCAAGCTCCCAATCGCTTGCATTCCATTCATTCTCATTCCCCTTTATTCAAAATCAATCAAAACGCCATAGAATCGTTTTTCAACCGACATAGCACCCTACTCATTACCACGCCTCAAATAATCGCACCATCGCACGATTTCACGCCTCTAAACATCATACGCGGCGAGCTGGTCAGCGATTCCGCCACTAGCGCGATTGGTTATTGGTTTTTTTGCTGAAAAATCAAGCAACTGCCTAACGCGATTGCGCCACACCCCATCCCAATCCAGCTTCACCGCGTCCCGTCCACTTTTTGCGGCCCAGTAGTCGTGAAATTCATCTAGCGCCCGCTGCGCATTGATGTTCGGGTGCGTTGCAAAGGTCCAATCCCAAAGTGCTTGGCTTGGCGACCAATCGCCCTGCAATCGCTTCCCGCGCTTATTCGCTGCATCGCCAGATGCGGCGTTCTGCTTTTCCGTTTTTTCTTTTTTTAATTTTTCTTCTATTGGTTTATGGTTATTGGTTATTGGTTTAGGGTTTCCAATGGGATGCGACTCGTAACCCACTGGGTTTCCAATGGGTTCATTCTTGCCCTTCGGTCGACCACCTTTCTTCCCGTTTTCAGCGTTTTTTGCCGCATTTTTGCGATAAGCCGCAATTGCGGCATCAATTTCCGCCATGTGCCACCCATCATCTCGCTCAAAAAAGAAGTCTTTTAGCACCGAAATAACCCACTGGGTTTCCAGTCGCAACCGACGCGCTACCGAATCAGTATCCAACGGTATAGGCATCTCGGTTTCATGGTACATATCCTTCAATCGCCGGAACGCCAGGTCTTCCTCGTTGGTCAGGTGGTATGAGGCGCGGGCGTGGTCGCCGATGTGAAACTGGTAGTAGTGCATAGTTAAATTCTCATCTCCACCGCGTGGATTCCTGTGAATTCAAAAATCTTTGAGTGATGACGCGGCGCAATGCCGTTTCTGGTGTAAATCCACCCGTAAACGGTACCCTTGCTAACCCCGCAGGCACGGGCAATCTCTACGCACCGACCATGCTTTGCCTGCGCCCATTCTTTTAATTCTGGATTTATTTTGTTTTTCATCATTTATTTTTATCCTAATAATCACATCAATCAAGATTGATTTTCAGAATTTCCGCTATTTTTTTCAAATCTTCAACACTGCACTCCAAAAAACCCCTATATCCAATAATGCCCACGGAACGCTTGATATGTTCCGCATATTTTTCAATTGCGCATCTATCAAAGTATTCCTGCTCGCTTGCGTAGACCGTCCCGACTGCCGTTTTTTTGTCGGTCGCGTGAAATATGTAATCGCTCTTGATGTCGATGTTGTACCTGCATCCATCAATGAGTATTTCGGCGTATTTTCGCCCAACTTTTACAATTTCAAAATACCCGCTTACGCGAGGCATCCAGCGTCTATTTACACCAATAAATACAAGCTCTCCGACTTTATATTCAATCATTTTTCTTCCATTTTTTAATCCGGCAAAACCGCCGTCACTGCCAACTATTCAAAATTCATAATTGGCAATGGCTGGGGCTTTTATACAAAGTTTTTCCAAATATCACCGTTTCCAAGATATATATCATATACATCATTTATAAACTGAATATCATCCATTGATGGGTTAATTTCAGTAATGAAATCTCCAGCCATGTCTTTCATTTCAACAAGAAAATCAATACTGAATTTGTAAAATTCAAGTTGTGCGTGAATTGATTTGAATGTATCTTCGTATGTCATTTTTAATTCCTTGTTTGTGTTTCGATGGGTGAATTGTACCCACACTTTCCCTACTTTCCATACTTTCCCTACTTTATTTACAAATTGTTACAAGTTGGCTGCGGTGCGAATAGGCGTAAAAAAACCCGCACTTGGCGGGTTGTGGTGGAACTGTTGGCTCTTATTGGGCTACTGCAAACTCTTCCTTGGCGCGACCTTGGGCGATCATGTCGTTCAACCAACGAGGGGTCAAACCGCGTCCACTCCACTCGTCACCAGTGGGGCTGCGGTATTTGACCAGCACAGGGCCGCGAGTCTTTCGTTGCTTGCTAGAGAGTGCATCCGCCGCAAACAACTCACTGGGCGCGATGTTGAGGCCAGAAACCAGCATCTTAATCTCTTCAACAATCGCCGCGCGATTACTTTCCATTTTCGATTTTCGTTCAGCGATTTCGGCTTCGGTTGATTCAATTTCATTCAATTCCGCTAAAAATTCATTTACATTCATTTATCACTCCTTTTTGGTTAAAAACATATTCTAGCACAGTTTTTTTAATTTACTCAATTCTTCTGCCATATCTTCCAAATCGTCATCCGTGACATTAAACCCTTGACAGCGCTTTAATTCGCTCCCATTAAATACCAACATATCGCCACGCCCCATTAATTTCTCGCCGCCATCTTCGTCAATAACGATTCTTGAATTTAGCGAATTGGAAACCTTTAAGCAAATACGCCCGTTAAAATTGGCTTTAATCCGACCATTTACGACCTTTGAATCAGGGCGTTGTGTGCATAAAATCATGTGGATTCCCGCGCTTCGGGCTTTAGCCGCTATTCTTGTAACTTTATCCTCAAACCCATACTCATCGGTCAAAATAATATCGGCAAATTCATCCACTACCACCAAAATACGCGGCATTAACTTGTCGGGGTGTTTCTTGTTCCATCGAGCAATATCTCGGCATCCGTGTTTTGAAAATAGCGCGTTCCTTTCGTCCATTTCCCCAATAACAAAATCCAGCAACTTTGACGCGCTCTCGGCATCAGTTGCTATTGGCTGGATTAGTTGCGGTGCGCCACTATAAAACACCAGCTCGGCGGCCTTTGGATCAATCAGCACCATATTCAACAACTCGCACGGGTATCGACTAATTAACTGGCGCAGAATTGAATGAATTAAAACGCTTTTGCCGCTTCCCGTGCCGCCTGCCATTAAGGTGTGCGGTGCATGGGTTAAATCAACGATTAGAGGGATGCCGTCGGCCTGAATGCCTGCGACAAACTGCAAACCGTCCATAAATGTCACGGATTGCGGATTGAATGGCCTTTGAGTTAATTTATTTTCCGATTGATTGACTGCCGCATGAATTGGCGGTAGGACGGTAGCGATTTCGTTTTGTCCCGCAAATTGAGCCGCTGGGTTCCCAACACCGGAAATTCCTTCGATGTAATTTAGGCGATGCCACCAACGCTTTAATTTATACACGGGCATTTGCACCGCGTGATACCACAATTTCGCAAAAGGAAATAAAAATGGGTTTACCACCTTCACTTTATCGCTCATTAAAAACCTCCAATAAAAAAGCCCTCAAATAGAGGGCTAAATTGTACGATAAATTTCGATTTAATGAATGTTTACGGTGTTTTTATGACCGTTGCGGTACTCGCCTATTAACCCTTCGTTTCGTAGCGTTTTAATCACTTTCGAGGCACGCGATGTGCCACAGCCGAATGCCTCTCGAACACCATCGGCTGTGGGTTTCACTCCCCCGACTTGATACCCTCACGAGAAGCTGCGAGAAGCTGCGCGAACTCTGAGTACTTTACCCTCGGTAGAGGCTCTACCAATACCGGTACTGGTTCCTGCTGCTTTTCCTCTTCAAAACCACCCATACCACCACCCATACCGACCTCTCCCGCCTCTTTTGCGCCATCAAAGCCTGTACCAGTAGGGGTGGTGACCGATACCGGCATGGTGTAGTTGACGGTAGGGATGCTTGGAGCTGCTGTCGAATGCGCAACGGCAAATGCAGGCGATGCCGCGCCGACTGCAATCAAACCAGCCCCAACCGCTCCACTGACATTGGGCAAATCCCCCGCCTTGGGTTCACGGGGCAAATCTGGTGATGCTGATGGTGCAACAGGGCGATCTGGCTCGGGCGGTGGTGGTGATTTAATCACTTCCGGTTCTCTTCGCACAATAGCCTCATATTGATTATTTTCAGCAACATATTTATTGGATTTATGCACGGAGAATGAATCGATCAGAACGCTTTGAATCCGGCTGCAAATAATCGTCATTAAAATCAAGACGACGACAATTCCAACGCGCAAACCCTGTGCCACCGAACCACCCAATATACTTGTTTCAGTTGGTGGTGGCAATTTCATTGCAGCACGTTTTGCACGCAGCACAGACAATTCATCGGTTGCGACTTTTTGGTCATTAGCAGCCTTTTCCGCCCGCTTTGCAGCGTCTTGGTTTTGCCGACCAGCCTCAATAGCCAGCCAGCCGGCTTTCTTGGATTGCACATCCGCTGGCTTCGAGGCGTTGGCTCTGAATGTTTCCACCAGCCCCTCTTTATCCTTTATTTGCTTATCGATTGAATCAATGGCGGCTTGTGCTTCGTTCCTGCCATTGTCCAATATGGCTTGATTCGACAACAGCCCTTTTGCAGCACCAACTCCTTCAATAACCCAAAATGACAGGATAATTATGCTAATAACAACGCTATAAAATGCAAAACCCTTTGTTTTGGAAATTAACCCATTAAAAACCCCAAAAATAACCGATGCAACCATGCCTAAAACGGTCGCTGATTTAAGTGCAAACGAAACATCGGGCGATACTTGGGTGTTTTCAATCCCAATGAAAATAATCCAGCACATCAAAGCCATAAGGAATAATTGCGCAGTGCCATTTAGCAAGATGGCAACAATGCGCAACCACGGCGCAAAAGCAGCTATCTTCTGCGATGGCGTTGGTTTATCAACACCTTTTTTCAAAAACTTCCAGTTCATTTAGATTCTCCTTTATTCACAGCAAGAACTCCATGTGTCTTTCTTATAAATTCCCCATGCTTTTTTCCTTCTTCATCATCTAATCTAGTCGCTAGATAGCGTAACACCTTGGCTATCCTCCAGTATGCACCTCCGCACTGGAAACTTCCACCATTAGCGTTTGGCGATGGTTTCTTTAATCTACCCAATGCCTCTTCAAGAAGTTTTACTGCCTCTTGTCTTTCCATTTATATTCTCCTTGGTTAAAAACAAAAAAAGCCCAATAAAGGGCTTTATTATAAAGCCGCGTGAATTATAGCACGCGGCTATCAGAATTAAATGAACGCTTTGCCAATTATTCGATTAAATTCAATCAATTCAAGCATTGTGATTGCGTTTTTCGATTCAAGTAGCTCCTCTTGATTTTCTTTCCCTGCTAGCGACGCGAATTTGATTCGTGGAAATTGCAATTTATTCGTCACATCAAATTCGACTAGCGTCACGCCGTCCTTGATAATCGACATGTTCAATCGAGTGCAATTCTTGCCGCCTTTGATGTGTTCGGTTACCTGATCCGTCATGATGTCATGCTTCTTGTAAGTCACTTCGCCATTTTCGCCATTAAGCGAAGCACTATCTCCGATAAATAAAGGCTTTGGAGCTTCTTTTGATGTTAGCCATTCATTCAGGTTTTTTTGAACGCCATCGCATGGGATTGGCATAATTTCACCAAAATCACGAAAATCAATTAAGGTTGAAATAACGGATAGGCATTTATCAATAATTGAGTTTGAAACAGATTCAATATAAATCCACCCAACGCCATTATGCGACTCTTGAATAAAGACGCTAATCTCCTTCTTTACTGGCAGGGCGCGAGAAATAAGCTCAAATTCAATGGCTTCGCGCTGCTCCTTTGCCTCCTTTTTAGAGGGCTTTTCTGGCTGCGATTCAATCCATTTACCAAGCCGTTCCTTAATTAGTTTCGTAGGGACTTTTTTGGTTTCTAATGCGAAAACAAAATGCAACCCATTGTCGATATGTTTCACCGACCCGTCAACAATCCCATTCGACTCTTTTCCACCCGTCACCGATAGCGGCGTAAAAATAGCACCAATGCGCCAGCCGTCTCGCAAATTAACATCCCCGCTAAAGCTAAAAATACTCAAAGCATTCATTTTTTAATCTCCTTAAAATCTGCAACAACAAAACTATTAAACCCATTCTTTTGGCGAATTTCTCGCCCGTCGATAAAGTGGATTTCAGAAAGCCAAGCTACACCTGACTCAATTTTTACCACGCGCATGGAGTGACTTAATCTAGTCCATGCGCCGTGCGGTTTTATTTTTACAATATCGCCTTGTTTAATCATGATGCCATTGGGAAATTGGAACCACATCAAATAGCGGCAACTCTTCAAAAATGTAAAGATGATGTCCATTATGGTATTCGTAGCTCACAAACTTCAAGTATTTATCGAAGTCGCTTGGGCTATACCCATTTTCAATCAAGCAATGCGTGGCATGAATAATTGCCTTGATGCAATCGCATAGCCTTCCGCGCATAACAATGGGCTCATAGCCGTTCCGCATAATTTCATGACTGCGCGTTGTTGTCGCGCTTCGCATAATGGCTTTGCGAACATCCTTGATCAATTTATCGCTCATTTCACTTCCCCTTTCAGTTTATTTTCCAATAAAATCCGCGCCCAAATCTCTTTAGCCTGCTTTTCGCTGCACCCGCATTCAAGCAATCCATACCAGCCGCTAGGGCGTTTAATTTCGCCGTCCAGCACTTGTTTAAGCACCGATTCAAACTCACATACACGGTACGGGTCATTAACTGGACGCGCCCATGTGGTCGCTGTGGTGGTTGCAATCACCACGGTAAAAATAAACTGTTTCATCATAATTCGCCATAGCCCATAAAAGATTCAAAAAAATCAGAGAACTCCCTAAACCACCCGCCAGAACCAAATTTATACTCGGCATCATTTGATGATTCCAAAGCGGCATCAATTAGGTCTCGCTTAATTTGTAAATCCATTGGATTGCGCATATCAGCAAACCCCCGATTTAATGCCAGCGTGAATTGCGCAGGTTACCCACAGTCGAGCCGGCTGCCAAAGCGACAACTCGGTCTTTACGATGCTCGGCAAGTCCTCACCCCAGAACCCGCTTGCCATGCGCAGGGATAGGTCAGAGATGTCACCGCTCACATTGACCGAGATTGCCGTTGCCTTAATGGAGCCTAAATGCTCTTCATTTTGCGCGGCTTCAATCGCTTCAATCGCTTCAATCGCGGTTGGGATAAATTGGCTTGCAATAGCCGCTTTTATGGCAGCATTCCGAGAGCCAACGGAAAACGCGGATGGGCGCGGCGGGTTAAATTTTATAAAGACGATGCGGTTCATTCGTTTTGATACTTTGTTTGTTACGATGCCTGCATTGTACCATAAAAATCCAACTGTTCAATTTTTTTTTGGTCGTTTGGATTTTTATAAAAACCGTGCTACAATACACCCATCGGCAAACAAGCTGGTGCGGATTACGGTGGGAGCCGTGGCATCTGCGGTGAACTGGGAAGTACCCAGTGATTGCCGCCCACTCTATATAGATGTGGGGCAAACGTTCATAGGGTACGGCAAATTCCCGGAAGCCGAAGCGGTGAAACAAGCAAAGGAGAGATAAATGGCAAAGATTGAAGACGGCGCAAAGATTGAAGACGGCGCAAAGATTGGGAGGTTTGCAAAGATTGGTCGTGGGGTAACGATTGGTGCGGGCGCAAATATTGGCTGGTGCGCAACGATTGGTGCGGACGCAAAGATTGGTCGTGGGGTAACGATTGGTGCGGGCGCAACTATTGGCTGGTACGCAACGATTGGTGCGGACGCAAAGATTGGTAGTGGGGTAACGATTGGGGACTGCGTGACGATTGGTGAGCTACTTACGTGGTGTGGGCTAAAAATCCGAGCTTGGATGTGCCTCTCGAACGTTGATGGAAGTGGTCGTCAGGTCAAAGTCCTCGTACATACTGACGGCATCGCAATTGAGACAGGATGCTTTCTTGGGTCGCTGGACGAGTTTTGCGCTAAGGCTGAAAGCGAAGAGAAGCACCGATATTCGGTCGTTGTTCGAGCCGCAGCAGAAGCTCTTTTCGCCGAGGCAAACGAGCACGGCGATACTGGTGGATGGTAAGCAGGAGATTGACATGGATTTTGACGCGGACTTTAACGGGCGCAATGGCCGAACGCATTACGACGATGCCGATGAATGCGTGGTGGAGCAAGCAACGCACTGCACCGCCGTATGCGTGAACGGTGTGCATATAAATAAGACGTTCGCCACGCCGTTTGACGCTCTTGATTGGGCGGTGTCGCAGCCAAATTGCGATAACGCTAACTTTATTTTTTTTAGGCACGAACTATGAAAATATCGGACGCTAAGCAGGGTAGCGACGAATGGAAGAGGGCGCGGGCAGGCGTAATTACGGCATCCATGTTTCACACCGCCGTCCAAAAACTAAAGGTAGGTCCAAAAAAGGGAGAGCCAACCGAGGCTGCGCACGACTACGCCTTTAGGCTTGCCATTGAGCGGATTGCTGGCGAACCTATTGACGATGGCTTTGAAACGTGGGCGATGGTGCGCGGGCGCGAATTGGAGGATGATGCACGGGCGGCGCATGAATGGCACGCTGGGGTTGTTGTTGACCCATGCGGGCTTGCTTGCACAGATGATGGGCGTTTTGGAGCGTCTGCTGACGGGCTTATTGGCGACGATGGTGGCGCTGAATATAAGTGTCTCGTAAGCCCTGCAAAGCTTCGCAAGGCACTAATGCTTAACGACACGCACGAGTTTATGTTCCAAGTTCAGGGCGGGATGTGGATAACTGGTCGTAAATGGTGGGACTTTTGCATTTATACGCCATTTTTGGCATCAATCGGCAAAGAGCTGACGCGATGGCGAATTAAACGCGACGATAGTTTCATAGAAAAAATGGAACTTGATTTAATCGAGTTCTCAAAATTGGTAGATAAATATGAGTGCGAATTGCGCTCGAACTAAGGAGTAATTATGTCTGAAAATACACAAGCACCAGCACCAGCACCAGCACAAGCACAAGCACCAGCTGCAATTGCACCGGAAAAGCCGATAACTCAAGTGCCACGCCAAACGCCGTTAAAGGAGTTTTTTGGGCGACAAGTTGTTAAAAATAAAATTGCCGAACTGGTTGGTAAAAATTCTGCGGTTTTTGCCACCAGCGTGATGCAAATCGCTCAAAATAACTCAATGCTTGCCACGGCAACGCCTGAAAGCATTTTCTCGGCGGCTTGCATGGCGGCAACGCTTAATCTACCTATAAACTCGACCCTTGGATTCGCTCACATCGTTCCATATCGTAATCGCAAGCTAAATCGCGTGGAAGCTCAATTCCAAATCGGCTGGAAGGGGTATGTTCAACTTGCTCAGCGGACGGGGCAATTTAAGCGAATAGCAGTTACCTCTATTCACGATGGACAGTTAATCAAAAAGAATCCATTAACTGGGTATGAATTCGATTTTGATTCGGGCTGGGAAAACGAGGTTATTGGATTTGCCGCGTATTTTCAGTTGCTAAATGGGTTTGAGGCAACGCTATATATGTCAAAAGAAGAAATGACAGCCCATGCGAAGCGGTATTCGCAGTCTTTTCAAAAACAATATGGAGTGTGGTTTGATAATTTCGACTCAATGGCGCACAAAACGGTTATTAAGCTATTGTTATCGCGCTTTGCGCCGCTATCCATTGATTCGCCAATTCACAAGGCAATTGAGAGCGATTCTGCGATTCTGGGGGATTCTGGTGCGTTATGTTACCCAGATAATTCACAAGAATTTGATGCGATTGAAGCAGACGGGCAATTAAGCGAATAACCCAACTCCAGAATCATTTATTTGATTCTGGTTATTTTTTAACAAGGAAAGAAAATGACGGTAAATAAAGTAATTTTGGTTGGCAATCTTGGAAAAGACCCAGAGGTTCGCAATTTGCCCAGTGGGGAAGCTGTTGCAAGCGTTACGCTAGCCACCAGCAACAAATACAAGAACCGCGCAGGCGAGATGGTGGATGAAACCGAATGGCATAACGTGACATTCTTTGGTCGTTTAGCTGAAATTGTGGGGCAATATCTTAAAAAAGGTAGCTCAATTTATGTTGAGGGACGATTGAAGACGGAGAAATACACCGACAAGAACGGGGTTGAAAAATACCAAACAAAGGTGATTGTCGGCGAATTGAAGATGCTGGGCGGGCGTTCGGCTGGCGAAAACGAGCCGCATGGCACTGGAGGTGCAACGCGCCAACAAAACGCGCCACAGGCCCGTAAAGCCCACGCCCCACATCAAGCGCAGCAAAGCAACGGAGGCGGGTTTGATGATGACGATATTCCGTATTGAATTTGAGGGCTTTAATTTTTTAACCAACCAAAAAAAGGAAAACTAACATGAATGCCACAGCAAGAAACGTAAAGACACTGGGCTCTAACACCGAAGGCGAAGGCTCCGAACGCTACCAACTCGTTAAGAAAATGGTAGAGACAGGCGCTTTGAATGGCTCTCAACATTCGCTATGTAAATCAGGGTTGTTAATCGGGTCTAAAACCGCTGAAAAGTACCATGCCGCACTTATTCGCGATGGGGTTATTCGGGCAAAAAAGGATAGCCAGCAAAATACCTGCAACAAAAAACAAACACCAGAAATTATCCTTGGCGATGAAATTAGCGAGGCGCAAAAGTTCGATGATTTTGAAAATTTCATAATTGGAAAATGGAAGAAACTCATGGATTCTTACAAAGAATCGGGGGATGATGCTGCACTTAATAAAGCTTTAAATTACTATGGCGTTCTAGACGCTGTAAAAGAGTTTAATCGTCAGGTTGAGGACACTGAAACATCTCTAATGAGGTACGGGCATTCAGCGCATAGCTTTTATCGAACTGGATATTTGGTTGAAAAAGGAGGTTTGAAATGACCATCGCATCCGACATTATAAAAATCAAGGCTGGAAATTATTAAATAAGGAGTTATTACTCAAAAACGCGACAAAGCCCAATAGCCAAAAAAATCCCCAGAAGCCGTGAAGCCGCTGGGGATAATGGCTTTTGCAAACCAAGGAGACGTGGCATTGTAGCACACCCTACCAGTACTTGTTCACGATTTTCATTACAAAAAATGAAATAATACCCCATGCACTTCCCGCCGCCAGTTTTTGGATGATAGCATTGCGAATTTCACGCCGCTCTGCCTCTTCAATTCTCCGCTCCTCCTCCTGCGCACGCTCACGCTCAATAAATGCAACAAGCCATTGCATTTGCTCGTCGGTTATTTTTTCGTTAATTTTGTCAGGCATGGCTATTTTTCCTTTTCTTTCATCTTGATAGCCCATTGGTACAGGGATTCCGGCGTGATTTTATCAGGCAAATCTTTATAGCCGTCATATTCCAGCATATCCGCCACAAATTCAGCGCACATACTGGATTCTGATTCGCCGTGAGGCAGCAACCCCAGCCCGCCCAAAATTGCCCGCCACCGTGAATAATTCAGCGTTCCGAATTTCTGGCAAATCCACCACGCCGTTGCCTCTTTAATCGGTCGCGGAAGGGGAACTATATCAAAATCCCCCACGGTCGAAAGAAGGCGCGGGGAAAGCCCTTTGGTGGTCATGTCGACACACCAGCGGCGGTTGCCCATTATCAGCACGCAACCAACGTGGGTAAATGGTGATGCCGTGAATTTCATGACAATCCACCGCTCGATTTTTTGCCGGATAGTTCCGTGGGAATCTGCGCGAAAAAATAATAAATCGCCGGAGCGTATTTTGCCTTTTATTTCATCGTAATTCTTTGTCAATTGCATTTTGCACCTCTTCAAAAAGTTTTTGATAGTATTCAACGGGGTTTATTTTAGCCGCTTGCAACAATATACCTTCGGCACTAACTAAAGCACCAAGGGCTATTCCAATATCGCAACCAGTAGGCTCAATTAAATACTTGGCAATGTAATTACCAAGTTCAATTGATTTTGCGCTTCGCTCTTCGTTCACAATTTTGACCCCGCGATAAATAAATCATCGACCTGCTTTTCACTCCATCCAATAACCGGAGCGAGCTGTTCAACAAACCCATTTTTACGTTTTACGACCTGACTATATTCCCATTCTATTTTTGCAGCCGATTTAACAGGCTCTGGAAGGGCTGCAATGGCACTTTCGACCGCGCCTAGCATACCAGCCCCCAATAGCCTCAGCCGCGCTTGGCGCATGGTTATTTCGTCAGGCACTGGAATAACCTCAACAACTGGTTGCGGGGTGTAATCCTTAATTTCAACCATGACCCCGCCAAGAGCCGATACTGGATAGATGGTTTTTAACCCTCCGCTAATACCAATATAATCGCCATTTTCGACAATAAAATCATCCGCAATAAATGCAGATTCAACGCCATCAATAAATAATGCTTTCATTTTAACCTCACTAATCAATACATTTAATCCTCAAAATTCTGAATCCGTAATTATTGGTTGTAATTGACTTGCAGCAAATAGATGATGATGCCGACTCCCCGCGAAATGCTGGTCGCGCAGGGATTGTTATTTTATTTTTTTGTGGGCTATCAACCGAATTTGCGCCAAATAGTGAAACAACATCACCAGATGCTCCGATTGCTATTGCCTGCTTATTATTTGAGACAATATACGGATTAAACCTTCCAAGCCTATCCATCCAATTGTTTCCGTAGCTTCCAATGTTTGCAGAATATGCCGAGCCATTTAGCGAAGGGTTTGGTGCCGAAAAATTAAAAGTAAATCCATAGCTATCTACAAAAAAACCAGCGCTATTTGCTCGAACTGTTGAATTACTTGCTCTTAAATACAATAAATTGCTAACAGATGGAACACCAGCATTTATTGTTACATATACAACCGATAAATCATAGGCGTTATATATGCCACCAAAACAAACCCTTCCGTCAGGCATTTTTACGTGCGAGAAAAAGTCGAATGAATAGTTTCCACTTGACCAAGTGAATAAATTAACAGAAGAAACAGATTCTGACGATCCATTTAATCTAAAAATATTACAAACAAGGTTGCCGTTATAAACATGATTAACTACAATTTCCCCTGAGTCAATTTGAAATGTGCGGACACTGTCGGAATAGTAAGTACCTGCCGATGTATTGGCAGTAGTTCCTGGTGTCAAAACGTTTCCCAGCAGTGTGTAAGGGGTGCAGTATATTCCACTCGAATTGTTGTGGCGTACCGCCCTTAAATAATTGCCGCTAATATATAGACGCGGAGCCTCTGCGGAAGTTAATGAGACCTCCGCGCCTATACTCAAAGTAGTGCCAGATACGGATATTGCACGAACAATACCAGCGGGCGCGGATGTTGAATATGATACAACGTAGCCACTTCCAAGTGCGACAATTTGCCCAAATCCATTAACAGTGCCGGATGCCGTAGCTGTTGCGGTCGATACCAACGCGCAAGCAGGGCTAACCAGCGCTATTTGCAACGCTGTGCTGCTATCGCACGTCATAATGCCAACATTGCCGCCAATTAACACCGCAATGCAATGATTAAATGACGAGCGCACAAGTAAACTATCAGTTGCGGTTTGCGTTGCCGTGTCATAAACAGCTGCATATAACCCGCTCCAAGTTTGACCGTACAAAAACATGGTTTTGTTTTGGTTAATCTTTACGGCGGTGGAGAATATGCTACCGGATGAAATTGATATATTAAGCGATAAATCAGCAGTTAATCCATAAATCTCCCAATCCCCCACCCACTTTCCCGCAGCTGTCGAACTGTCAGATAAAGCAATGGTCGTGCCGCATTGCGGGCGGATAAATCCAATGACCGCACCCGTTGAATCAAGCACGGTCAAATCGTTATCGCCCGTGTTGCGCACCGCGTGCCGCAGTCCTGGCGATAATTGCGTCGCATCGGGCAATTTCAACCACACCCCAGCGCCACCAGAAATTGAAATTGCGAACGGGCTGGAGGCAGTGAGCGTGGTGGATGTGGTGTAAACCGCCCCGCCAGTAGCTCCAGCGACCGTAAAAATCGACCAATGCGTGGCATCCAAATATGGGTCAATATGCGTTCCAGCGGTTGCCGCTTTGCAGATATAAATTGGGTTTGAAGCACCCGCCAATAATGCAGCAGGGGATTTAACCGACTCGCCGACCGCGTAGTTTTTATTATCAACCCATAAATCGACAGAGATACCAGCAGTAGCGGCTTGTGCGGTAATTGCGCTTTGTTCTGCCGATAATGCGTTTGCATTGGTTGCTGCAATCGCCGCATTAACCTGCGGAGTAAACGGATTAACGAGCGCAGATAAATATAATTCAGCGGCCGCGTTAAATCCTGCCTGCCCTTTTACTGGGGCTGGCGGCAATGCTGTAATTGGAGTTGGCGTAATAACTGACATTAAACGAATCCTTCGATGTTAAAAGAGATATAACCTATCCCATTATTTTCATATTTTGCGGGAGCGTCTTTGACTATTCCAAAAATGGACAGTTCGTTAGCGTGTTCGTAATCCGCCGGAATCCATGCGCATGGCGTTCCAAGTCCGCCGTTAATCAACTGGACGGCAATGTCCATGTACTGACCCGGAATTGCCACAGTACATTTTCCAACTTTGTAATTGCCGCGCGGCTTAATTTTAACCGTGCCATCATCCTGCACAGTATTAACCGTCCGTGAGATTGGCGTTATTTCAGCACCCCATTCCGTCCCGCCCCATGTGTCGCCGTCTATCGACTGCCCTTGTCCAATGCAAATAGTTCCGACCGACCGAATTGAGCTTCCCGACACGATAAATGTCACCTTGATTTTGTAGTTAATCCCATACGGCAGGCTTGCATCTACAACGCTGTCACGGTAAACCAGTCGCCCAAAGAAATAATCAAAATAATCAATCGAGTCACGAAGGGAGGGGTATGTTTGGGAGTAAATTAAGGCACTTAATTCATTAAACACTTCAATTTTAATAGAATAGCAAATTGGCTTAAAAATAGCGATGCTATCAATATAAAACCCGCCAGTGCTAAACTCGAAATAAAGGTCGGTAGCTGCGGATGATTTGGTATTATGATAAAAATCAAAAGCAGCCCATTTATTCGTTGCACGCATATCAACCCAGCGCGTTGGCTCTAATTCGGGCGATAGGGTGCTTGCCCCTGCTAGGGCGCATTTATAGACGCGGTGCGTGCTGGCTAGATGCACTTCTACGCCCACCGAATAATTTCCAGCAACCCATGCAGCCGTAGCGTCTTCCACGGCTAGGCTTGATGCTGTGAGCGTTAAGTAGCCCGCCCCGTCACTTGGGGCGGTTTCGCCTTGGGCGATTATTTTGTAGGGCGGGATAAATTTCATGACGGCATTTTATACGGTTGTTGTTCGCATGGCATTACCGCCTTCCGTTACATTTTCGAGCAATGCAGTTATCCGAGTTAATTCTGCGCGTAGTGACTTCAGCTCGGCGACCATCGCGTCATTGCTTGTGGTGGCATTGGTGGATTCTTGCCCCCCACCCCCCACCCCCCGCAAATACGGGTTGAATGGGGCTGGAATAATTGCCTCACCCTCATGCACCATTGCCAGCATGTCCTGCGGGATAATGTTCGCGCCCGCTGCAAACGCGGGGATGCCGAATGCTTTCGCCACATCTTCAAACGACCCTTTTTCAGCTCCTAAAATAATTTCAGCTTCGGCAAGGCTATACCCGTATCCCTTTATTTGTGTTGCAAACGCCTCTACCGCTCCCGCCGTGTCTAGCGTGTCGGATAAATGCCCATACAGCGCCTGCGCATCACCTTGCAATGCCCCATTAAATTCAACGGGGGCTTGCCGGTATTGAGCCTTTGCAGCCGCACCACTTACCCCGTCTTTGTCAAGATTCGCCCGAATCGCGGATTGCGCCCCCAGTGCCTCACGGATGCCAACAAGCTCGGTTAATTGCCGTGCCGCGTCATTTTGAGCGGCTTGCGCGGCTTGAAGTGCCACGGCATTGCCACCTTCAAGCGCCGTAAGCTGGGCTTCGGCCGTCTTTTGGTCGGCGGTGGCTTTATCCAGCGTGGACTTTGAAACATCTTCCAAACCCGCAAGGTCGCCTGCAACCAGCATCTTGGCATAAGTGGCATCCGCTACCGAGGCATAGTCGCTTTGGTCGTTTTGGAGTGCTGCAATGGCTTCCGATATGCCCTTCTGGTCCGGCAAATACCCAGTTTTACGCGCGGCTTCGGCGGCATTGCGGATAAATTCCCGCGCGGCATCAGCTTGCATTTTTGCGCCGGCATCCGTTTCGCCTATCAACTGCAAACGCGCCGATCTTACGGTTTCCATTAGCGCCTTTGCCGTTTCGGCTTGCTCTCGGGCAACGTCTTTTTGCAGCTTAATTGCGTCAATCGCATTGGTTTTTTGGAGCTTTTCCACATCCCGCATTGCGCCGGATAATTTCGCCTCCAATTCAATCTGATCTTCCAGCTTCGCGTTTTTGGCGAATGCTGCTTCAATCTCTTTTTTCGCGGCAGCATCCTTGCCCGCCGTTAGCTTGCCAAGCTCAATTTCCCGCGACATGGCTTTTGCGCCCACATCATCACCACGCCCTGCCAGTAGCTTGACTCGCAGGTCAGCAGATTTATCGCCCAGTGACACCATCACATCACGCAGCGCACTAGCGGCATTAACCTGATCTTCCAGCGCGTTCGTTGCCAACATTGCCCCGGTCACCAATTCGGCATTGGCTTCATTCATGCCCTCGGTTGCCGCGCGAATAGCCGCGCCGCGCCGTGCTTCCAGCGCACCTTCGGCATCGCCCCGTGCCTCCATGAGGTCAATCGCTAGGCTCGCCTGCTTTTCAAGCTCACCCTTGTTCAGTTCATTCGCCGCATTGAATGCCTCGCGCACCTTCAGTTGGTCGAATAGCGCACGGTTCGATTTTGCCACCGCGTCACGCTCCTTCGCTAAAAGCTGGGCGCGGGTCATGGTCAGCGCGTCGAGCTTGTCCTGCAAGCCTTTCCGTTCGTCCGCTTCTTTTTTCGCGGCATCTGCTATCGAGTTGTCTGCACGCTTTTTGACGGATTTTGAAGTATCGGGAATATAGGATTGAAGCTCTTTTATTGGCTCTTGTGCGCCAGCCATTGCATCGCCAATATCTGCCATCAAACCCTTGAAAGCATCGCTTTGCATCACCTCCTTCATTGCGACCGCCTGACTCTTTAGCGAAGCGATAACACTTTGTGCCTCCAGCAATTGGCCTTTAATCGCCTCGGCTCCCATCCCTGCTGTTGTAGCCGTCATAATTATGGGCTGAATGACACCGCTATACATCGCGCTTGCGAACTGCGACTGTATTCTACCAGCCCACGCCTCCCCGATCGAATCAGTGATCCCGTCTGCCATATACTGAGCTGCGCCAACGCTTGTATCCGCCATTCCCGTCAAGAGATCGCCAAAATCGGAAACATCCATCCCTGTCCACTGCTCAGTAATTGCAGCCTGCGCGTCTTCAACAATCCGCGATAAATACTCATTGAACTTGTCGTTTTCGATGCCGCGCGGGTCAACCTTTTTAAGCATATCCTTTACGGATTTTGGAATATCTGCGGCTTGTTTAATTGCCTCCAGAGTAGCTTGATTTAATGCGGTTTGGTATTCCTTAATTACTTCTTCGGGTGACGCGGTTTTATTGAGTTTTTGCTCGCCCTGAATGCCGAATTTACGCCCTGTATCCAGCGTTCCATATGCTTCCACCATCGCCTCGGCTTTTTCGGAGGAGCTTTGTGCGCCAGCAGTTAATGATTTAACCCGTGATGTAGAGCCAATTTGCTCGAGGATTTTATTGATATTATCCGCCGCAGACTGAATACCCTTTTGGATTAGGTTGTCTCCAATTTCATTGCCATTGGTTCCAAGGCGCGTGCGTCCCCTTTCGTCTCGCCACACGTCAATACCTTGGCCTTGGGTGTACTGGTATGTCCCGCCTTTCTTTTCATTTCTGTCCGTAAAACTGTCGATGATTTTGTAGGCGGCAATAGCCGCCCCGACGTAAGGAATCGCCTCACCCAGCATTGCGCCCGCCTCAAATCCGGGCAATGTCGGCCCCATGAAACTGGCTGCCTTACCACCCAATCCAGCCGTAAACCCGCTGCTAATCCCGCCACCCCATGCCCCCAGCGTAGCACCTCCAACCTCTACCCCGCTCAAGGCATTACCCGCCATGCTCATGAGTGGACTACCCCCAACGCCCCCGCCACCAGCCCCGCCACCACTAGCCCCCGCCACTTGTCCCGTGACGTTAGCCATGACATTCAATACGATTGGCTGGACGGCCAGCTTATAGAGTTGATCCCATAGGTCTTTTTTAATTTTTGCCCACGCAGCCTGTGCAGCCGCACCCGCGCCATTTGGTAAGGCATCCCACGCGGCTTTTATCGCCTGCTCGCCCATGCTTGCATACTCGCCCCATTGCGCCGTTTGAATCTTCTGTATTTCGCCTGATGCCTTTTTCGCGGCCGCAACTTCAATTCCGGCAATAGCCGTGTCACGCGCTTCCCCCTCTGGTGTGGTTTCCTTTATTTCCTTGATTTTTTGGAGCTTTTCAATCTCAATATCGTAGAGTGCCAAAGCCTTCGCCCGCTCGCCCGCCGTTAAGCCGATTAAAGTCGCTTCGTATTCGATTTTCGCGTTCGCGGCATCAATTCCAGTCGCATATTGGTAGGAGGATGCCAAGGCGTTTTTGTTGGCTAATTCGCGTTCTGCAACGCTATTGCGCAAAACATTATCCAGCTTTTGCCGCGCGGTAATTTCGACTTGCGATCCTTCTAGCGCATAACGGGTTTCATTTTCATAGCTTGTAAAGGCTAATTCAACCCGCGCATTCCAATAATCCTCATTATTTTTCGCGGCATTATTGTAATAATCGGCATCTTTTACCGATGCCAATTTATGCCAAGATTCAAGCGCGGATGATTGAATGTTGATTGATTCGGTGGCGAGTGCTTGAATATCTTTGCGCCGCGCTGCTGCAATGTCAATTTCAGCCTGCTGGGTAATGGCAACCCGCTCACGTTCTAGCCCCGCAATTTGATTATTGAGCGCGGCTATTTGCGAGGCTTTATCCTTTTGCGCAATACCACTGCGCTTAATTGATTCAATCTCCAATTCAATCGCGGCCTGCTGGTCAATTAGCGCATTATCCGATAATGTTTTGCGCTGGTTAAAATAATCAACCTCTCCAATTAACCCCGCGCTGCGTTCTGCGGATAATGCGGACTGCATTAACTTTTCGCCCGATTTAACCTCGTCGGTTAATTGCTTGTAATAATCATTCTCTATTTTTAGGCGTTCACTGGCGGCTTGTTGCGCCTTATCCGCCATAGGCTTTGAAGCGGCTGCAACCAGTGCGTCAATATCCTCTTTCTTCCCGCCAGCGGCAAGCCCTTCGGCGCGGATGGTTTTGACATCCCGCCGCGCCCGCGCCTCGGGCGACAATCCAGCTTGCACCCTCTTATCCCATTCAATCCTTTTTCGCTCTAGCGCCGCGTTATCAGCCGCAGCCTTTGCCGCCGCATTATCTGCTGCGGTTTTCTTTTGGGTTAGCGCTAGTATTTTCTCCTGCTCTGCGATTTGAAGCTGAATTGCCGCACGCGCGGATGTTTCATTCACTAGCCCGAAGTCCCCTCTTTGCAGTTTTGCGCGTAAATCCAGCAACTTAACAGCGGCAGCCGCAGCCTTTGCCGTAGGGTCTTCTTCGCGCCCGACATTTAACATCGCGTCCCATGCCGATTTTGCACCCCCCGCCACACCCATCCACGCCCGCTCCAGCGACCCCATTGAGGCGATCATCTTCTTGCCCCGCTCTTCAATCGCTGCGGCATAGGCTTGCTGGGCAATGCTTGCCGCCCCTTCGCGGTCGCCTAGTTCCATTGCCGCGCGAATTTGAGTGTAGGTTGCCGCCGTCAGGTAATTCAGTTTTTCGTTCAGCTTTGCGGATGCTTCGACAGGGCTTCGACCAAGGCTTTCAAATACTTTTGCAGTCTCCTCCACCTCTTGATTAAGCCCTTTGTGTGCGTACATGGAAGCCTGTGCAAATTGCACCATGTTCGCACCCGCCACAACCCCCGTAGAAGCCAATGCAGCCAACGCTTCAGCCGCCGCCCCAGTCGTTCCAACCGTCCCGCTAATTTGGCTTGCCATGCCAATCATTTGACCCGTGGTCACGCCCGCTGCATTGCCCGTGGTCACCAATGCCAGACGGTAAGCGTCCGCCTCCTTTGAGCCTTGGTTGTATGCGAGTGCCAATGCACCAACCGCCGCCGCTGCTAGGGTGAATGGGTTAATCAAGCCCATCACGTAATCGCCAATCGCCTTAATTGCAACGACTTTATCGCCTCCGAACGACCCAAGTATTTGTGGGAGCTGCTGCGTAGCAACGAGGAATGGATTCATGCCGCCTGCAAGGGACACGCCAATATCCTGCATCTGGAGGGGGAGTTGCTGCAACCCCATCCGAATCTGACCAATACTTATTCCGGCATGCTGCGCCATGCGCGCCATTGAAGCGCTTACTTGGCTGGTGTGGGCATTGACTTGCGCAGCCGATAACCCCATGTCTCGCGCCATCTCTTGCAACTTTTCGCCCGTCAATCCAGCAGCCTGCCCCATTGCCAATAAATCGCGCTGGGCGGTTGTAATCACGTTCGATGCCGCACTCGCCGATATTTGCATTCCAAACTTGGCGTGCATCTCGGCTATTTTGTCGCCAGCCATGCCAGCAGCTTGCCCCAGTTCGATAAATTTGTTTTGGGCGTTAATTACGGAGGATATTGCCGCTTGATTTCCCGCAACGCCTCCAAGTGACCGATTAAACTCCTCCGCGCCTGCCTGCGCCTTTTGCATCGCAGTGTTAAACCCAAGTCCCAACTTGTCGGCAGCCAATAATGCGGCGACAGCCGATTCACCGAGCTTTGCAATTTCACTTACCGCGCCCGATGTATTTGCTTTAATCTCAATTTCAACCGCATTATTAGATGCCATATTCAACCTCTATTTATTCATTCGCTTTTTGTTTTCTGCGTAATTAAAGTGCTGCGCTGTTCGCGCCAATAGCTGAAGCGTTTCCAACTCAATATCCAGTGGGTAAACGCCCTTTAATTCGCACCACGCTAGCAATTCCGACATCGCCATGCGTTCGCCGTCCCAAAGCCCAACAAAAACGCCCCACAGCGCATCAAAGCATTCTGGGGGGCGTATATTTAACCGTTCATCGTCCTGTCCGGTTTGCTTTTTAATCGAAATAAGCGTGCTTCGTAGAGTTTCCCCCGAGTCGCCTATTTCTCGATTTAATTCAAACTGGGTTTTGGCGTAATTTATTAAACCTTGTTGGGCTTCGAGTAAAAATTTTTCATATCCAGCATTGCATTGAAAAACGGAATGCCTACCCACACCAAATCAATGCCACTGGACAATTCGCAGACATCTTCGGCACTAAACGCCAAAGGCTCGCCAGTTTCATCATCAACGAAGTCCCAGCCCGTGCAAAAACACTTCAAAAATGCCTTGTAAAGGGCTTCACCGTCCAGTTGCTTTGCCGAATCAAAAAAACCAGCGCGGCGCATTTCAAAGTTTTTTACGTTGCCAAATAAATGCCCAACTACCTCCCCCGTAGCGGGGTGTGTCAAAGGCACTTTAACATCATCCAATTTTTTGATGCCACTAATTCCACGAATTTTCAACATAACGAATATCCTTCAAATAAAAAAATAAAACAATTAAACCGCGCCCGTATCCTGAACCGTCAAGATGGTGCGCGGGATGGTGGTGTCGCTACCAATGTACTGGAGCGCGGTGAATTTTACACTGCACTGGAGCGAGCCGGAATCATCGGTGACATCGGGAAAATCAATGAGGACCTTTGGAATGTGGAACGCCATTACATTGGAATTTGGCGACCCATTTTCGGCCAACACGAAAAGCAGGGAAATATCGGTCGAATTGACTGCCATGTCGAACAATGCACGGCTGGTGAATCCAAACACGGCGCTGCCAGTCAGTGTGTTTTTCTCGAGAATGATGTTTGGCGACAAGCTCTTGCCCGTGGTGATGCAAGGTTTTGGCATTTTCGCGCCCGTGTCGAAAGAAAAATCCCACGAAGTTACGCACCCAGCAGCCTGCCCACTAACCAAAATCAAGCCCTTTGCGCCCGACATTGCCGCGCTGGATGGCAGGGATGTGGGGCTGCTGAAATAAGGGGAACTCACACCATCCAGCACCTCCAAGTCCAGCCCCATAACGTCAAAATCAACCGTGGAAATTGACGTGGATGTTGTTTTAACCGCCATTTTTGTAAAGCAGCAATCTTTACCCAAACGCGAGGTAGTAATGTCGGGGTTTTGAATTTCAATCGTGTAAAAATCCTGCACTTGATCTGATTCGGGGCAGTAATTCAGCTTTCCCGCGATGGCAACGGTAACCGAATCCCCCGCCGCTTTGGACACCACAGCGATGCTATCCACGGGCATAATGCCCAATACCTCGGTGGCAATGCTTGTCACAATAAAATTGTGATTGTTATTTGCCGTGGCTGGCGCGGTAAACCCCGTTGCGCGAATAATTTGACCAACAGAAAACCCGGCGTTACCCCAATTACCGCCAGTCCATGTCAGCGTGCCTTCATTATCGACGGTTGCCGCTGCTGCAATGGTTGTTTGCGCACCGCTGGTGACGGGCGTATTCGTGGTTTGCTGCAAGACGGATTGAATAATCCCAAAATGCTTACCGGACTGCAATTCGTCACCATATTTCCCACCTTTAATGGCAAATTCGGTTGCAATGGAAACCTGATCCATTTTGTTTTTTCCAATTACGTTTGAGCCAACGCGATTATTGGCGAACGGTAGCGTGAAATCGGTATACGATGTAATTTCTGACGCGCCCGCAGCACCAGCCACGACACCCAGTGCGGTTTGCTTCTTGAATGCAACGCGCTGCTTTGATTTTAATGCACTTGCCATTTTTTCACCTTTTTAACAATTACTTACCCTAAAACTTGCTTGAAAATCAATAATGAAAGCCGCCTTGTTCTTATCAATTCGACCTTCGTTTAATACTGCGCAGCGCATTGGCTCAAATTCCATGCACCTCCCGCCAAGGTCGCAAATAATACCGCTATTTGTGTCCGCCTTGAATAAATCCAATATTTTATCGGTAGCGGCATTTATATCGGTCAGTGGCGAATCATCTTCCGAGACACGCAAATAGCAATATACCGACACCAATAAATCGCGCTCATATCGCCCACTTGGTGTTTTTCGATTACTCCAAGTGCCACCCGTCAAATAAATGGCTGGCATTTTATGAACATCCACATCAGCAATGTGCTTCAAATCGCGTGAAACTGTTACCACATCGCCGTTCGTTTTTAGCGTTTCCAGTCTACGCTCAACTTCTGCATAAATATCCTCATGCTGACCCATTTAGACCCCTTACCAGTGCGCTTGCAAGCCTTTGCCGAATCTCTGGTAGTTGCTCCCGCAATGAGGTGCGAAGGAATGACCGTTCCGGCATCCGCATATTGCGATTATGCGCCCTTACGTTTTGCATACCGTATTTGCTTTTACGGGTGTGTTCACGCACCCCGACATTGCCCGTGAATCCGTATTCATGCACCCGCCCGTACAATAAATTCGTGCCAACCGTGCCTAAAATAATATCACCATTTACTACGGTATTTGGAGATACCGAGCGGGATAAATCACCGGAAATACGATTCAGCACCTTCCCGCTTAATTTTTCGCGCTTGATATAACCCGCCAAGTCAGTGGTTACTCCAAGCATTTCTCGGTAAATTGAATCGCGGGCGCGGTCAATCATCTGACTAATCGCCGAGCCAACTTGTTCACGCCCCGTTGTCATACAAACCCCTTCTTATAGGAGTCAATCGTTTTAAGGTTTTCAGGAGACCACCGATTTACTCTAAATGACGTGGTTTCACCCGCCATGCCCTTGCTGGACATTCCGATTCGCTCGGATTCTCGGAAGCGAAATGCCACGGATTCGGCAATTACCGCGACAATATCTTCCGGTACATCATCCAGCCCAGCCGAATATGTCAACGTGCAATTAACCCGTGGAATCGGCGCATCAAAATAAACCGCGTAGTCATTAAACCGCTCAGGAACGATGGGTGAGTTATTTGCAGTAAACGATGCCACGCTTCTGATATTGTCGTGGCACGGAAAGTAATTGACCTGACCAGCCCCAACGAAACGTTCAATATAGTCAGCGACCAAAAAACGCCTTTCGCAGTATTTTTCAATCGCTGCAAACTCGGCTTTAATGAGGCTTTCAAGGCGGGTGTCTTTGGCATTTGTGGATAACCCAAGAGTTTCCTTCGTAAAAGCCAAAATAGAAGCTAATTGAGGGGCTGGTAGGGACATATTACACCGCGATATTGGTCAATAGTGCGAAGGCAGGGGGAATGCGGCAAACAAGCGTATCACGCATATAGACCCCCACTTCATCCACTCGGTTGGTTTTTGCCCAGTTTTCAACTCCCGCCGGAATAAGCACACGAGTTTCCACGGTCGCGCCGGAAGCATCGGGCGATAGCGGGATCGAGGTGCTGTGGAAGTAAATGCAACCATCCGGCATATCAAGGCTTACCATCATGCGGGTGCGGATGCCAGACCCCGTGTTATTGGGGTAATCAAGCGCAATATCCTCATAGAGGGGTTGCAACAGGCTATCAGGACGGATCAACGCCGCTACCGCCCGGAATGTCTTTGCCGACATCATTAAGACTTGCGGCGTAACGCCGTAGGACTCAAATAAGTACGACAAAACATCATCGACTTGCGTCACGCTGTTGCGCATTCCAGATCGCGTCAATGCCGTGCCAACACCTGCCACGCCCGTGGGCAACTGGTTGATGTAAGCGCCGGATGCGGGGTTCAATAGCTGGGCAAATTGCCCGTTGGATGCCAATTGGTCAAAGGATTCATCGGCGGCTGGGAACACCGTGATAGCTTGTGCATCGACTGGTGCTGGGGTCGTGATTACCGCGCTGTTGATAACGGTGACGGCGTGCAAGCGAACCGCGCCAGAAAGTCCAGCGAACCATGCGTAGCCAAATGCCCCTCGAACCAAGTCCACGCTGCAAGTAAGAGTTCCTGCATCGCCCGCGCCGATTGTTGCACTGGTGGCCACCGACTTACGCGCCAAACCAGACGGTACGGTTGTTCCGGTCGACGATCCCTTGTTGGGACGCACATACGTAACGGGCAAAGTGCCGAACGCCTTGTATTCAGCCATTGCAGCCGCGCTCAATGCGATGCAATGCACCGCATAAGCACCGCTTGGAAGCGTGCCACCAGTTGCAGCGGGTGTTACCTTTGGCGTAGGCGTAGTTCCAAGGCCTGCACCAGTTCCAGCCCCAAAGAGGTAAGCAAACTCATTCAGCTCGCGCAGGTCAGACATTGCAATCTTGATGCCGATTGCAAGTGGGTTACCCATGAGTCCGGCGCTTGCAACGGCTTCAGCGGTCGCACTGGCTTCAGCGCCGCGAGTGGAGAAAATAAAATCACTATCAACTGCATTGACTGCCGTAGCACCAACGCGCTTACCCTGCTCGGCATAGCCGCCTCGTTTTGGACGGCGGGCGAGGTGATTGATGGTTTTGATTGAAACCTTGTACGTTGCTTTGTCCAGACCAATAGCACGACCAACCCCAATCAGGTTTGTGAACGGTGTGGACATGGACGACCACACGCTAATCGGCGTGTCATACACTTGATTGCTCATGTTGCTGGCAAGCGTGGCATCGCCCTTGGCAGTCGCCACGCCAAGATCATCCACGCGCAATGCGCCGTCAGAACTGTCAGCACCGATTAGCACCCGTTTCTGCGCCAATTCAATTCGCGCGGTTAGTGCGTCGTTTAACGCGTTTTCGTTCAAAAATTGCATAAAAGCTCCATTTATTTGAAATTAGGCAATGTCATTAACCAGCTTGCCGCGCTGTTCCAGCGTCATGCTTACCAGCTCTTTGTAGGGTACTTCGCTCATTTTTCGCCCACCACCATCCGTCTTACTCCCCTCGGACGCGGTGTCGAATGCAGCACCCTTTGCCATCATCGCGGGCGTGTCTTCGAGTTTTTGCATCGCAGATTTAAAGGATGCAATTTCAGCCGCCTGCTTAGCCGCGCATTCCTTCAATGCCGCAATTTCAGCCACCATCGCGTTACCCTTTGCCATTTCCGACATCGCGTCACCCTTTGCCATTTCCGACATCGCGTCACCCTTTGCCATTTCCGACATCGCGTCACCCTTTGCCGAACAAAGCAGCGTAACGCCCGCACTAATTTCTTTCAGCATATTCTTCAGTTCTTCGTCCATTTTTACTCCACCTTTTGCCGTTAAAAACACACAATCCCCGTTTACTGGGATGCCAACTAAACTAATTTCAACCAGCTCCAAGTCGGTGATAACGCCGTCTTTAGCTCGGCTATACCCTCCGATTGAGAAACCATTGTACTCGCCCTTTTCAATTCTTCCCCACGTCTCATCTGACGTTATCCTTACGCTAATTAAGATGCCGTTGTCGGCTGCCTCATGCCCCAAGAACTCACCGACACCACCGCACCCGCATGAGTTCACACGCCCAAATTCCTCACGCCCGTGCAGTTTACAGATTTTGGGCGATTCAGCAAACCGTGCGAACGCCTTCTTTGCCACTTCCAGCGGCAATTTTTCGCCCTGCCTATCCCACGATTCGGTCGTGGCATATCCTTTAATAATCCGCTCTTTCGCTTCACTTAATTGTGCTTTGAATGATAAATTCATTTTTCACCCTATTTATTTGGCATTTTTGTGTACGGGATGATATCGCAATGGCAGCGCGGGTGTGCAGTTGGGTGCATTTGCCCCCCTGAAAACGGCTTGTTCCACGGAATAACACCATCCTGCGAATTGGTGGTGCAAATATCACACACGCCGCTCTCATCGCTTGCAATAGCCCATTGCTTAAACTTCACGGACGCTGTTTCATAATAGCCATTATTGCCCGCAATATACGCCTGTGCCAGCTCGGTTATAGCGATGGTTTCAGCGCGTTTTGCGCCAAATACACCGGATGATTTTAGCCTGTCAGCAATTTGTTTATGCCCGTAACCATCCAATATGGCCCGCTCCACTTCGCCCTGAATCATTTTGCGAGTGGTGTCGGTTACCGCCATATTCGGGGCTGGATTCGTAACTAGATTGCCGTCAGCATTGCGCCTCATTCCCACCAGCTCGGCTGACCGATTACGCGCATATTCCACAGCCCGCATATTTGCCACTGCCACCGACCCCGGAATATCATCCCCATACCGCCTTGCCGTGGCTTCAATGGCGCTTACCGCGACTGATTCCAGTAGCCCACGCATTCGATCTGCAAGCACGTTAAAGCCTGCCAAATCAAGCCCTTCTGCGATGTTTTTTGCAGCAATTGCGGCTTGTTCTGGGGTTGCATCAGTGGGCAATTCAGCCAGCCCCACCTGCCGCAATACATCCGCCTCCACGCCGCCGAAGAGGTTAGTAATTTGCCCAACAATCCCACCCGCCAATGCCGCCGCTACAGCCGCAGCCACACGATTCTGCGGTGCTGCGGCTTGAACCTTTTTTGCGCGTGACAATTCCCCTAGTGGTCGCCCTTTTGCAGCCTCTTGTGGCTCATCTTCTTCCACATCGTTGGCTTCTTTTTCTTCAATCGGTTTCAAACCCAATTTCTCGCGCACTTCATTCGCCGTGCGCACGCCGCTTCGTATTTCAATTTCATTTATCTGCGCTTTTTCTAAAGCAGATAATGTTTCAACCTCTTCCCAAGTAAAATTAACTTCTGGGTACCCAATATAATCGTGGATAATCTCATTCCAAAGCCGTTCAATCCATCGCATTAAAGGCAACAACCCTTCCGCCATAGCCTGCTTTGACGATGATTCGGCGGTTGCGCGGTTTTGCATTTGGATTAGCTGCTGCGGGCTGATGGAGAAGGCGAAGCATATTACCCTAGTTATATAGTCATCCAATTCGCTCTTAATTTCGCCGCGCTCAATATCAATAACACTAGTTCCATGCGGTACTACTTTTGCTTTAGCTTTATTGCCAAAACTATTGAAATATCCATCAAGGTATTCCTGCATCTTCTCCATAGTTGATTTTGGCGTGTCTTTCGACGCAACCACGAATTTATCTGGCATATTTCCGCGCGTCATACGAGCATAAATCTCCTCGTCACGCTCCATGCCGGTTAGACAAGCCTTTAACACCTGCTCAACAGGACTTTGCCCGTATTTTGACCCAACTCTCCAATTAACTGGTCGGTAAAGTAGTTCACCAAAAGCAAAGTTGTAAACAGGGATACCGCCCAATATCTGTTGATATGCAATACCATCCGGCGATAAATCAATTCGCCCATCATCCCCCAGTTTTGGCTCAATTGTCGAACCATCAATTAAATCCAACGAATAAATTCCGCCTAATTTATTCTTTCGCGGCATAATCGTTACAGCATCGGTTACCAATACCTCACGAACCAAAGCCCGTAAAAACGTATCAAAATCATTTCTGCGGTCGGGCTTTTTGAGAATATCACCCACCCGCTTCACTGCCAATTTTGGGCCCGCTAATTTCCATCGCTGGGCGGATATTTGGTCAAGGCGCGTGGCAATGACGATTTTCAGCAGGGTATAGTTATTAGCCGCATAAATCAAGTCTGCGAACTTAATTTCACCATGCCCACTGCGGGGTTGGTAATTATTATTGATGCCCGCGCCAAAATCCCACTCACGCCCCGCCATTCCCGTGGCGATCGCCTCATCTTTGGGCGTGGCTACTGGCGGTGGTGCGCCAGCGGATAAAAACCCGCCTAGCCATCCGGTAAATTTGTCTTTGATGTTCATATTATCGATCCCTAATAATCAAAACCAATTTCTCTAACTTTTCAATATCATCAATAATAGCCAATCGCACTGACTTTACCTTGCCGCACCAAAAAATGCACTCACTCGGGTTGCGAACAGTTAAGATATGTTCTGCGGAAAATTCACAATATACATCGCTAAACTTGTCATATAATTCCAAATTATTATCTACTATTGCAATGTCACCAATCATAAAAAAATCATTTGATTCAATAAAATTGTTTATATACCTCAACCTGCAAATCAAATCATCTCCACCATTGGCATTCGCATTTGCTTTGCCTAGATACTCAATTATAGAATCGCGCACCGCGTTAATTCTATTGGAAATATCATTTCCATTTTCATTATTTTCGCACATATCACTTCCAGAAAAAAGATGTATCAGTACCATTTATAAGCGGCTCTAGGGCGTAACGTAGCGAATCAATCCAATCGTCATTTACCTTTGTTAGCCTGTCTGTTATATCACCACCATTATTTACGACATATAAAT